TGTTTATAAGATGCCTGCAATTGTAACTGATCAATTTAGAATTCTTAATGCTAGTAATTTCGTAGAGAACGTCACTAACGGAAGTAATTCATATTACGTTTTTATCGGACTTGCTAATCCTAAAACACCAACTGAGACTACAAACCTCTTTGGTAGAAATTGGAATTGGAATACTGGTGGAACACCTTCTCCTGTAGATAACTTTACAGAAGCATATCATGCTGGTGATACTGTTTTGTATGGTAAGAGAATTACTGCTGATAACATTCGTAGAGTTATTAGAAAAGTTACTTGGGAACCAAATACAAAATATGATTTTTATAGAGATGATATTAGTTTAGATAATAAAACTAAAAACACTAATGTATCAAATCTATATGCTTCAAATTATTATGTCATAAACAAAGAATTTAAAGTTTATGTTTGTATATCAAATGGTTCCTCTGGATCTAATCCAAATGGAAACATTTCTGCAGATGAACCAAATTTTACTGATTTAGAACCATCTAAAGCTGGTGGCAGTGGTGATGGATACCTTTGGAAATACTTATTTACAGTTTCTCCTGCTGATATTATAAAGTTTGATTCTACAGAGTATATTACAGTTCCTAATAATTGGGGAACATCTACTGATCCTAGTATAAGATCTGTTAGAGAAAATGCTGATTCAGATACTAACAGTAATCAGATCAAGCATGTTTATATTGAAAATGAAGGTACTGGATATGGTCCTTTTGAGGGAAGAGAATGTGATATTTTAGGTGATGGAAGTGGTGCTAAGGTTAGGGTTGATGCCAGCAATAATAAAATTACAAATGTTGTAGTTAGTGCTGGTGGTAAAGGTTATTCTTATGGAATAGTTGATTTAGGAACAAGTGGTGCTTCTGGAATAACAGATGCAGCAAAATTAGTTCCAATTGTCCCACCATCTAGGGGACATGGTTTTGATATTTACACTGAATTGGGAACTGATAAGGTTTTAATTTATGCTAGATTTGATGATTCTACTAAGGATTTCCCAACTGATACTAAATTTGCTCAAGTTGGTATATTAAAAAATCCAACTGTTGCTGATAGTAATACTGTTTTTACTGAGGGTCAATTTTCCGCTTTAGATGCAATTAAGATTGACGATACAACAGGTTCTACTGTTACTGGATCTTTAGCTATTGGTGAAAAAATATCACAATTAAGACAAGATGGTAAAACAGCAGAAGCATATGTTGCTTCATTTGATGTTGATACTAAGGTAATTAAGTATTTTAGGGATAGATCTTTAAATTATACTACTACACAAGATCAAACAGATTATTCTGGAATTGCTAATAAAGGACAATTCTTTGATTTTGAATCTGTTAAGACTGATGGATCACCTGCAAATCAAATTGTTGGAGAAAATGGATTTGGAGGACAGGTTTATAGTTCTTTTACTGGCATTACTACAACTAGTGTTGATGGAACTAAGGTGGTTAATTTGGGAACCACCTTTAATCAAGGACTATCTAGATCTGAGATAAATAAAGGATCAGGTGATTTAATTTACCTAGATAATCGCCCCCTAATTGCTAGAAACCCTAGACAAAAAGAAGACGTTAAAATCATTCTGGAATTCTAAAAGAAAATGCCACAAAAGACTAATTTAAATATAAGCCCTTATTATGACGATTTTGATAAGGCAAAGAATTATTATAGGGCATTGTTTAAGCCTGGATTTCCAGTCCAAGCAAGAGAATTAACAGGTCTCCAATCAATATTACAGAATCAGATAGAATCTTTCGGTAGTCATATATTTAAAGATGGATCTATGGTTATTCCTGGAGGAATTACCTATGATAGTACATATTTTTCATGTAAAGTAAACGCAGATCATTTAGGAATAGATGTTAGCATATATCTTGATGCATTGATTAGTAATAATGATGGAACGGGAACAAAAATAAAAGGTCAAAATTCATTAATAACTGCTCGTATTGTTAATTACATCCTTCCACCAACTGAAGGTGTCGATGATATTGTCATATTTGTAAAATATGTGGAAGCAGATAAAGATAATGTTAGTCAAGCATTTCCAGATGATGAAATATTAATTCTAGAAGAAAATGTTACTTATGGTAACACAACTCTTACATCAGGATCTTCAATATTAACTTTAATTTCTGATACTGCTTGTAAAACAGGAACTGCTGTTGGTATAGAACGTGGAGTATATTATCTTAGAGGAACATTTGTAGATGTATCCAAAGATTTAGTAATTTTAGAACCATTTTCAAATAAACCATCATATAGGGTTGGTTTTGATGTTAATGAAGAGATTGTTACTGCTGCTGATGATCCTTCATTAAATGATAATGCAAAGGGATTTACAAATTATGCTGCTCCAGGTGCTGATAGATTTAAAATAAGTGTAAAATTAACTAAAAAGGATTTATTAGACTATAGTAATGATACTAATTTTATAGAATTACTTAGAGTACGTGATGGTGAGATTAAAAAGTTAGAAGATAGAACAGTTTATAATCATATAAGAGATTATTTTGCTCAAAGAACATATGATGAATCTGGTGATTATTCTATAAAACCATTTAGTGTTAGTGTTCAAAATTCGTTAAATGATGAGATAGGTTCTAATGGAAAATATACTATTGATGAGAAAACTGATAAAGGTGCTATACCATCTGATGATTTGATGTGTGTTAATCTATCTTCTGGTAGAGCATATGTGAAAGGATATGATGTTAATATGTGGAATGAGGTTTTAGATGTAGAAAAACCAAGAGATACTAAAAATATAAAAGCAGGTGCTGTTGATTTTAGAATGGGAAGTATTCTAAAAGTTAATAATGCTATAGGATCACCTTTACTTGATGTTGGTGGAGATTCTAGTGTTATCGAACTTTATAATCAAAGAAAAGGTTCTACAAATGATAAAAATGGTTTGAAAATTGGTGAGGCAAGAGTATATAATTATGCTGTTTCAGATGCTCCATATGAAAATGATACAACATCATGGGATTTACATATGTTTGATATTCAGACATATACAAATATTAAAATTTCTAACGGAGTTAGTCAAACATTCTTAGAAACTACTTTAGCACCAACTGGATCAAGAGTTAGGGGTAGAAGTAGTGGTGCTATTGGATATGTTGCTGGTATTCCAAGAGCTGATGAAATAGATCTAAGCCAAACTACAGGTAAATTTATTAATGGTGAGCAATTAATAATTAATGAATCAGAAAGTACTGTTGGTGTTGATACATCTAATGCTTCAATAGTAAGAGTTAATTCATATACTACTGAAGATATTAAGTCAGTATATCAGGCTGCTGCTGATAGTGGTTCTTCTGGTTCTTCTCCAGAAAACTTTACTGCTGATTCTATTTTATATGATAAAATTCTACCTAATTTTAGGGTTACTGATGAATTAACAATTGATTATGATGGAATAGTAAATGGTAATGCTGAGGCTAAAGCAACATGCTTTGGAAAAAGATTTGGTGGTGCTGTTGGTCTTAAGACAGATTCTATTGTTTCGTTTGGTTCTACTAATTTAGGTGTATTTGTTTATAATAGAGTTGATAGAATTAGTTCTGATGGATCTGAATTAATTCTACAAGCAGTTGAAGATGTTGACGGTCAAAATGCACAAGGTCAAGCAGTAACATTCATATCTGGTGCTGTTCCAACTGGTATACAAACATCAACTTTCACTGTAAAACTACCAAAGATTATCAATTTAGGTAGATCTGGGTTGTATAGTCAATTACCTAAGAGAAATATTTCTACTGTTGATCTATCAGATTCTAATTTAACAATAACTCGTCAGATTAAAGGTCATACTCTTACAGGTAATTTTATTGAGGTTACTGCTGATCAAGCAATGGCAGGTGCAGGAAGTAATAATTCTGTAGGAATATCTACTGCATTATTTGAACCATTTGATGCTGAAAGATATTCAATTGTTTATGAAGATGGATCAGTTGAACCATTAACTTCTGATAAGGTTCAAATTACTGGTGGATTTACAGCTAGATTTAATGGATTAACAAAATCATCTGGTGATGCTACAATAAATGTAACTTTAAAGAAGATTGGTCTATCAAGTAAAGGAAAAGATTTTGTTAGAAGTTCTCAATTAGAAATAACTAATACTTCTGGTGTAACAACATCTACTAAAGGATTGACATGGGATCCTGCTTATGGATTAAGAATTGAAGATCATGAAATATCATTGAATGTTCCTGATGCTGTTAGGGTACATGCAGTATACGAATCAACAAATAAAGATAAACCAACATTTGATAAAGTAAAATTTGTATCTGGTCTTGCTTTAGACAATAATACATTTATTGGTGAAAAAATAAAAGGTGTTGAGAGTAGAGCTATAGGTCAAATTGTAGAAAGAACAGAAAATACAGTTTCATATGTACATCTTAATGATAATGAATTTATTTTAGGTGAAAAAGTAGTATTTAATGAATCAAATATTGAAGCTAATTTACAAGAAAAAATTAAAGGTGACTATGTTGATAGAACGAATAATTATGCTTTAGATAAAGGACAAAGAAAACAATATTATGATTATTCTAGAATTGTAAGAAAGAAGAGCTCTTCTATACCATCTAATAAATTATTAGTAGTGTTTGATTATTATCAAACAAATTCAACTTCAACAGGAGATTTCTTTACTGTAAATTCTTATGGTAAAGAGAGATATACTAAGGATATTCCTAGTGTTGGTATCAATAGGGCAACAGATATTTTAGATTTCAGACCTAAAGTAATTCCATTTGTTGCTGCTAATGCTTCAACTACAGTTAATTCACCATTTTCTTTTACTAATAGGAAGTTTGAAACCACAACAAAATATGCAGTAGCACCAAATGAAAGTACAGTAGTTGGTTATAGTTATTATCTACCTAGAGTTGATAAACTAGTTATTAATAAACTAGGTCAAGCTGAGTTAATTAAAGGTGTATCTGCGGATAGACCAGCACCACCAACTGAACTTGGTGATTCAATGGAAATCGCTCAGATAACTTTACCACCTTACTTGTATAGTCCTGAGAATGGACCAACAATAAGGATGTATGATAATAGAAGATTTACTATGAGAGATATTGGAAAGATCGAAAAGAGAGTTTCCAATCTTGAAGTAATGACTTCTTTAACTGCTCTTGAATTAGATACTAAGTCACTTCAAGTAACAGATTCTAATGGAGTTAATAGATTTAAAACAGGTTTTGTTGTTAATGATTTTAAAAATAGAGATTTTATTGATTTTAACATAGATTCTGGATCTAGATGTGATGTTGATGTTGTAAATAAAGAGTTAATAAGTGCTGTTGATTTTTGGTCAGTAAAAGCTGATCTTGCTCTTAATCCAGCTATTGATAGATCAACTGCTGATTTAGAATCAAATGTTGGATTATTGGATCCAAATTGTCAAAAAACTGGTGATATAATAACTCTTAAATATAATGAAGTTCAATGGAAAGATCAACCACAAGCATCAAGAGTTGAAAATGTTAATCCATTTATGGTTTCTGTTTTCCAAGGTGCTGTTTATTTAAATCCACCATCAGATAATTGGGTAAGAACAATTTATATTGATGATTATAGAACAGAATCTACTGGTGCTAAATGGGTAGAGCATTCACATACTATTTCTGATACCACTGATGTTGATGTAAATGTAGATGTAACTGAAGTTGAAGTTGAACCCGATGATAGTAGAGACTGGATAGGAAATCATACCGATATTACTACAACAACTACAACAACTACAACTAAAACAAAACAAATAGGATTTACGAATGTTTTAGAAAACGATATTTATCGTGAATTTGATTATGTTGAAAGTGTTAAAGTATCAGGATCAGCTGATAGGTTTATGCGTTCTAGAAACGTAGCATTTTCTGCTAATGGATTAAAACCATTTACTAAACATATTCATAAACTTGATAGCGGTACTCCAGATTTATTCCCTAAAATCACTAAAATTGAGATGGCAGAAGGATCACAAGGATTCACTGTTGGTGAAAGTGTAATTGTCAATTTAGGTGGTATGGGTGGTAGGATTATTGGTGTTGTAAGAGCAGCAGCACCTAATCACAAATACGGTGAAAATACTCCAGATATTGAATCTGGAATATCACTTCCAGTCTTACCAATAGAACATTTTAATAATGATGTTTTTGATAGAACACTTCCTGCTCCTGGTGCTACATATTCTCCAACTTCGACTATTTTTAATTGTGATGTTGAAAGTTTGGCAAATGATGTTAATCTATATGGTTATGTTGTTGTGGGAGCAACACTTATTGGCGAAACCAGTGGTGCTCAAGCAACAGTAACAAGTATAGATCTTATTTCTGATAGGTGGGGAGATTTACAAGGAGCATTCTTCTTTAGAAATGCTCAGGCTATGCCAACACCACCAAAACTATTCTTTGCTGGTACTAAGACCTTTAGATTAACAGCTAATACTACAGGTGAGTATGTACCCATAGGAAGTACTGCTCATGCTAGTGATGCTACAGGCACATATACAGCTACAGGAACTGTTATAACCCAAGATACAGCAACTGTAGGAGTTAGAAATCCATCTGAACCAGCTCAGAGAGCAAATGAAACTACAACATCTATTAGTGTTAATGTAGATTCATCTACAGAAAGAATAGAAGCACCTTATAGGGATCCTATAGCACAATCATTTACTGTAGATGAAACAGGAGCATTCTTAACTTCCGTTGATGTTTATTTTAATAGAATATCGACAGATAATACAAAACTTTTTGTAGAATTAAGAACTATGGAGTTGGGAACACCAACAACTTGGCTTGTTCAAGATTTTGCACAAGTATCTGTACATCCAGATAATATTAGAGTTTCAAAAGATGCTTCTATTCCAACAAATATTAAGTTCCCATCACCAATTTACTTGGAAGCAAATAAAGAATACGCATTAGTATTCTTAGCACCTGGTTCTATTGAGTATGAAATGTGGATAGCTCATAATGGTGAAAAGAATGTTTCAGTACCTGTAGGATTACCAGCAACCACTGACGATTCAACAAGTGGTGTTGTAACACAAACTTTCCTTAATGGTAGTTTGTTTAAATCGCAAAATGGATCAATATGGACACCTTCTCAAAAAGAAGATCTTAAATTTACTTTATATAAAGCAGAATTTGTCTCATCTGGAACAGTTACCATGTATAATAGTCCAGTTGAGGCAGGTAATGAGAATACTCAAAATCTTCCATCCAACCCAATTACAACTTTACCTAGAAAATTGATTGTTCCTGTTTCAGGAATAACCGCAACAACTGCACAAGATATACCAGTAGGTAGAAAAATTAGTACTGGTGAACTATCTGATAATGAAGATAAGTGTATTACTGGTATTATAGAAGCAAGAGGTGGTGCTGTTCAAGGACAAGAATTAGAGATTGTTACTTATGGATCAAATTATCCAATTAGTCAAACATATACAGCAGTTGAATTTGAATCTGTTAATGGGATTGGAGTTAATCTAAAAGCAAATATTGCTTTTGATGCTGATGGTAAAGCATCACTTACAAGTATTGGTAATGTAAGTGGTGAGACCATGAAGTCATTTAAGGTTGGTGAGATCTTAAGACCATCTAAAACTTCATCACTTGCTCTTGGTTTAGATCAAGGATCTGGATTAACAGTTGCTGTTAAAGAGATTGTAGCAACGATTGATACATTATTCTTAACCGATGTTCAAGGTGAAAAATTTGTAGCTAATGAAAAATTAGTTCATTATGGTGTTGCTAATGATACAAGAACCTTTGTAGAAGAAGGAGTTGCTAAAACTTCTGCAGAATCTACAGTAAATGGTGATAAGTATAATGGCAATGTAATGCAAGTTTCTCAGTATAATCACGGTCATCATGGTGCTACCAATAAGGTAAAAATTAAAGGTGTAGAACCAGATACTGCTTCAACAACAATTACAGGTGCTATTAATGAATCTGATACTCAAGTTTCTGTTGCTGCTACCGATCCAATATTTGCTAAATTTGCTGGTATAGGTTCTGATAGGGGATATGCTCTACTTAATAATGAGATTGTATCTTATATTGTTGGGCAAGGTATTCTTAGTTTAGATTCTAGAGGAGTTTCTGGTTCTGTTGCTTCATCTCATCCAGATGGATCAGTCATTCGACCATATGAGATAAATGGTATGTCATTAACAATGGTGAATACAATACATGATGTTACCGTAAATAATGTATTAAAAGATGCTGGTGATATTGACAACTATTTCTTAGAATTAGATAGAGGAATAGGTTCAAGAGCAACTGGTAGAGATCAGTTTAGTTTTGCTACTGAGAAAGCAGTTGGTGGTAGAAATGTGGGTATATCACAGAACCATCAGTTTAGTAATGCCTCTGCTAAATTTAATGTAATTACTCCTGGAAAAGGAACTCGTGCTACTTCTTCATTTAGAACGGTTAGTGGTACAAGTGCTGATGGTAATGAAGTATCATTCCTAGATCAGGGATTTGAACCTACTGTTTTAAATGAGACAACATTCTTCCCAACACCAAGAATGCTTTGTTCTAAGACTAATGAAGTAGAAAGATTAACTACTTTACCTGATAATAAGTCATTAACACTTAAAGTTGATATGATAAGTGCTGATACTAATTTATCACCTGTTATCGATGTTAAGAATGCTACATTTATCTTAGGTAGAAATAAGATCAATAATCCTATTGGTGCTGATAATTATGCTACTGATAGTAGATCAACACAGTTATCAGATGATCCACATGGTTCTATATTTGTTTCTAAAAAAGTTACTTTAGCACAACCAGCAACCTCACTTAAAGTTCTTGTCGCTGCTAATCGTCAAGCAGAAGCAGATTTCCGTGTTTATTATAGATTATATACTGCTGATTCTAGTGAAGTTTCACAAACATATAGAGCATTCCCTGGACATAAAAATATGGTTGATCTTGATGGTGATGGTTTCGGTGATCAAGTAATTGATATTGGAATGAATGATGGTAGACCAGATGCTTTTGTAAAAGCAAATGGACAAGATGATTTCTCAGAATATCAATTTACTGCTGATAATCTAGAGGAGTTTAGTGGATTTAGTATTAAGATTGTAATGGCATCTACTAATGAATCTGTTACTGTTAGACTGAAAGACTTTAGAGCAATTGCTTTAGCGTGAGGAATAGTATTAATCCTCCAGTTAAATTTATTTTAGATCCATCAGGATCTGGAAAATTGGTTAAATTCTTTTTACCATTTGATTTCAGATCCGTTGAAGAAAAGTTAAAACATTATCCTTTCAATCAGATATGAAAACTTTTAAACAATTTTTAGAAGAAGCATCTAATGTTATTCAGACCTTTAGAAAAAGTGGTCATAAGTTAGAGAAAGGTGGATATAAAGATAAAGATGATCCATCTAATATGCTGAACTATGGATGGATAATTAAGAAAGCAAAAAGAAGGGATTTAACTCCTAAAGAAATGGATAAGTATCAAAAAGGAATATATGATAAGTATAAACAGATAACAAATCCAGTGAAACCAGCATGATAAGAGTTGAAGGTCAAAAAAATCTATTTCGGGATGAAAAATCAGGAGCCATAATTGATATGGATAGTAGAGCATATTCTAATTATATGGCAAATAAAAATAGAAAATTAGATGAAAAAGCAGAATTGGATAAGATGAAAAATGATATTGATGAAATTAAAACTCTATTAAAACAATTAACCAATCAGATAACATCTTAAAGTATAAATAATAGATAGATTCTGAATTGCATACATAAATGGCACCAGACATAAAAGTAAGAGTTGGGCAAAAGAACGCAGTGAAGGTTATATCTTCATTGGCTGGTGCTCAAGGCTTATCACTTGCTGAATTAAGTGATGTCAATGCCTCGAACCTGTTGAATGGAATGGTATTAGTCTACAATGGAGCAACCAAAAAATGGGATGCTACATTATCTTTGACACCTGGAACGGAACAAAATTTAGACATTAACGGGGGAAATTTTTAAATGGCAAGTATTATTAGGATCAAACGATCCTCTGGGACAGAGAAACCCGCTAGTCTTGCTTGGGGAGAATTAGGTTACGTAACTGGTATAGGAAGTTACGGTGGTTTAAACCAGTATAAAGATAGAATATTTGTTGGTGATGATGGAACAAACTCCATACCAGTAGGTGGTCATTATTACACCTCAATGATGGAACATGCTCCAGGTACTGTTGATGGTGTTCAAAATACAAGAAATACTGATGGCGGTATAGTTGCCGTCATGGACAACACTAGAAGGGTTGACCAATGGAACGTAGATAATCTTAGATTAGATTTAAATACATTATCATCAACTGATACCGATGGTGATGTTATATTCAGTACTGATGGTAATGGGCATGTTAATGTTGTAGATGATACTTTCTTATCATTTGGTTCTGATCATGATGCAATGATCGAATATGATGAGGATGGAGATAATGAGGTAAAAGTAACTGGTGCTAATTGGCAATTTGATGCTTATACTAGATTTGGTTGTGTTGGAATAAGTTCTAACGTAATTGAAACAAAATCAGGTTGTGGTGATCTCTTATTCATTGACCCATATCCAGATGGTTTAAGTAATGAAGGTACTGTTGTTATTAAAGGTAGTTTACAAGTAGATGGAACAACAACATCTGTAAACTCTACAATTTCAACTCTTAATGATCCAATATTACACCTTGGTGATTTAACCAGTGAAAAAACAGTAATGGCAGATGTTGCTGTTGGTGTTAGTACTATTACATTAGATTCTGTTATTGGTATTAATACTGGTGACGTTGTTTCAGGTCCTGCAGGACTTCCTGTTGGTGCTGGTGCTGAGATTACTGATTATAATGAAACTACCAAGATAATTACTATTCAAGGAAGTACTACTGCTGGTATATCTACTACAACTCAGATAACAGTTAGTCACGCATACGATACTCAAACTGATCGTGGTATTTCTTTCGGATACAATACAAGTTCTGGAACTTCAAATAACAAGACTGG